CATTCGCGCTGGTCGACGGGCGGCGCCAGCCCTGTGTGCGCCGGTTCGTCTGCGCCGCATCGTACTGGCGCTGCAGCTGGCCAAGCGCGATGCGTGCCGAGCGCCGACGCGCGGCCGATACGGGCGCGAACGGCTCGATGCATGCGTCGATGAAATCGCCGAAGCCCATCGTCAATCCCATTCGAAGGCGGCGAGCGTCGATTGCGCGCCGCTTGCCGCTGCCTGTGCCGCAAGGCCCTTGAAGTACGAGATCGCGGCCAGAATGTCGGAGGCGCCGCGATATGTGATGCTTTCGCCTTCCGACGTGAGGCTCACGATGCCCGAGCCGAGACCGGCTTCGAGCGACGCGATCTCGGTCGCATAATCCGGTGCCGGCATCACAGATACCCTTCGCCAGCGTCGATGAAGGGCGTCTCTGCCGCCGCTTCTCGCGCCTTGGTTTCGTTTGTCGTCTTCGGCCGCAGCAATCCGTCGAGCAGGTCGCCCTGATCGGGATTCTTTGCGGCGTAGCGTTTGGCGCGGAGGTCCTGCCAATCGGCATCGCTCAGCGTCGCCACCTTCAGCTTCTCGGCCGCCGCGAGGTTGTAGATGCGGCAGTCCAGATAATGGTTGTCCGGACGGCCGGGGCGTTTGTCCCACACCCGTTTCGGAATGCCGTTCTTGAACTTCATCACGACGTATTCGCTCGTGATCTGTTCGAAATAGTCCGCGTTCGCGTCGCGGCCGAAGTGACAACGGCCGCGAATGTGCACCGGCAGATGCGGCGGCTTCGCTTCGTCTTCCGCCGCCTTGATCGTTGCCTTCAGGTAGCCGTACCACGACAGCTTGCCGCCGTAGGTGCCGACGAGATAGGCCTTGTCCTCGGCCTTCTTCGACGCCTGGCCGGTCTTGGCGCCCTGCGTTTCGTAGCGCATCGCCTCGCCGCGACCGAGGATCGGTCGCGACCAGCCATCACGCCCGAACACCGCCAGGCGATTGGGACGGCGGCCGCAGAACCACTCCGCCGCATCCGTGTGGTAGCCGGCATCGACGCAGATCTGGTCGATCGGATGCTCCTGCCCGCCCGGCATCAGGATGTTGCGGCGCGCCACCTGCTCGAGGTCTTTCCACGCGCCCTCGCCTTTGACGTCGGTCGTGCCCGGCAGAAAGCCGAAATCGAGCGACCACGTCTCGTCGTTCTGCGCCCAGCCGACGAGCTCGTAGTAGATCCCGTCGCCCTGCACGTCGCAGCCCATCGTGAACACGACAGGGCCGAACGGACACACGCCACCGCGGCCCCAATCCTGTTCGATCAGCGCCTTCAGCTTCTCGTCGTCGGGCGCATCGCCTTTCACCTCGAACACGTCGCCGAATTCGAGATTCCACCACGCCTTGAGGCGATTGAGGTCGCCGAGCGCCGCGACGAACTTCTCCGCCATCGACGCCCAGCTCTGGAACGTCGAGACGATGCCGTTCAGCCACCAGCTCTTGCGGCGCGCATCGGACTGACGATTGCGCCAGAGTTGGAAATTCTCCTCGCTCATGTGGCGCGGCGGGGTCACCGCCTTGCCGTCGATCTCGATCTCGCGCGTCGACAACCAGCCGTCGGCGAACTTCATGCCCGGCTTCTGCCAGTGCTCGATCACGCCGCCGCAGCACGGCGCGACGAGGTAGGCCTGTTCGGGCTTGCCCTCCGGCCATTGCACATCCGGCCATTGCGGATCGAAGCGCGAGCCGCAGCCCGGACACTTCAGGTAAAAATGGCGGCGATCAAAGGCCGCGTAAGCGGACTCGATCTTGCTCGCGCCTTTCACCGTCGGCGTCGAAATCTTCAACCGCTTCGACAGCCCGCGATTGCGATAGACCTTCAGACGGCTGTCGACCATCGCTTCCGGCGAGCCCTGATTTTCCAGGTCGTCCGGAAACTGATCGAGGTCGTCTTCGATCGCATAGCGCACCGTGTGCTGGCGCAGGCTCGCCGCCGAGTTCGCGCCGGCGAGCAGCACGTAGCCGCCGCGCTTGAACACGACCTTCACCTTGGTCGAGCCCTCACCGGACTTCGCATTCTGCGCCCGGATGACACCGCCCTTTTCCGGGTCGAGGCGCGGCGTTGCCGCCACCATCGGCCAGAACTTCTCGGCCGCCCAGTCTGTCGCGGCTTTGAAGGTACCGCCGACATACAGCACCGGTCCCGGCGCGATGTCGGCGATGCACCCGATCATGTTTTCTGCCGCAGCCGTACCTCCGGACTGCGAGCATTTCATGATCGCGCCCTCTTCCGTCGGATCGTCGGGCGACATCGCCTCCATGATCTCGACGAGCTCCGGCGCCGTCGTGTGTTTCCAGCGACCGCCATACGGACCTTCGTCCGGGAAGCGGCGATAGCGGCGCGCCCATTCGGCGACACTCACGCGCGGCGGCGGCCGCAACCCGCGTGCGTAGCTGCGCGAGGCGCGCCGCGCATTCGCAATGAGCGCGCCGGCGTGGTTGGCGAAGCGTCCCTCTGCCGTGCGGTTGAACGCCGATGCTGTCGTGCTCATGCGGCGTCCGTATCCGCGTCCTCCGCTGCGGCGAGTTCGAGTTCGATCTCTTCGGCCGTCATGTCGGCGCCGTCGTCTTCGGCAGCATGATCGATGCCGTCCGCGATCTCGGTGAACATGGCGTCCGTTTCCTTGGCCAGGAGCGCCGCGATGCGACGCTGATCGGTTTCTGCGGCGAGCCGCTCGGCGAGGTCGCGGTGCAGCGAATGAATGCGCTCGCGCACCATGCGCCCCTCTTCCTCGCGACGCGCTTCGACGTCCGCGATCGGCACCAGCTCGCCGACCGCCTTCGCATTGGCGATGTTCTTCTCGACCGTTTGCGCCCGGATCAGATCCGTGCGGACGTTCGACAGGCTGTCGCCGGCAGACGCAACCTTCGGCAAATTTGCCGGAAGTTCGTCGCCCTCATCCTCTGCCACTTCGAGCAACGGCGCCGATGCCGCGTCGCGCTGGGCTGTCGACGGCCTACCGCGTGAACCGTCGACCCGCGCGTTGATGCGCGCGTCCGACTTCACGACATCGACGTAGTGCCGCGTGTCGCCGCCTTCGCCCTCGACCATCACCAGCAGATTTTTCTTGCGATAGTTCGAAACGGCGGACGGCAAAACCCCGCGGTGCTTGGCGTATTCGCCCAAGGTCATCCGCTGGATTTTCATAATCTTCAAAATCCGTGAAACGGTTGAATCTGCAAAACCCCCGGGCCCCGGACTGCCGTGTACGGCGGCGGGGGCTGGGAAGGACCCGCGCGCGAGGCGGCCTGCCACAATCGTGAGGTTTGTGAAGGTCGCCTGAACGCGAAGCGCCCGGTGACCGTTTGGTCCCGAGCGCTCCTGCCTATGGCATCCCGAACGTAGTCAAGTTTTTTGCGGCACGTCAAACCCACCAGTACGCATCGGCGGAAAGCCAAGGTTTTTGCGGCGGCATCGCTTCGGTCACCGCATAGGTTTTGAGCGAATCGGACGACTCACGCAGCGCCTTGCGCACCGCATCGAGCGCATTCCACCACGCATCGTACTTCCCGCGCTTCTCATCGAGGATTTCGGGCACATCACCGTGAAAGCTCACGGCGTATCCGACCACGATGCGCCGGTTGCGCGCATCGCGGCCGATCAGCGGCACGCCCTTCTCCACGGTCACAACCGGATGCGGCACCCAGTCAGGCCGCCCGCCCGTCTTCGCATGATGCAGCACCAAGCCGTACGCAGCGCTATCGCCGACAACCTCACTCACCATCGCTGCCACCGCATACGCATCGGCCGGCGCTTCGAAGCCGAGGTTCATGCTGGTGCTGACCATCACCTCGCCGACGCCATCGGTCGAGTCGCGCCCGCCGCCCAGCGACCACCGATGCATCAACCCCATCAGCGCAGGGTCGCGCGCCAGGTGCACCTTCTCCCGCCGGTATGCCCAGTCCAGCAAATCCTCAATGGCAATATTCTTCTTTGGGGAGATAGGGAGATGACACACCCCCATCACGTGTGGGTGCGCGCGCGCCTTATGCGAGCGTAGGGGATTGGCATTCTCCCTCCCCATTTGGCTAAGTGTTTTGTCCATCGGCCCTTTCCCCTTCCAAACCCTCGGGGAGTAACGGGGAGATAGGGAGGAACGAAACCCCTCTCTTGTGGCCGCGCGCCCGACTTGACCAAGACGCGCGCACCCTCAAGCGGCAACGAATCTCCCTTCCTCCCCATCCCTCCCTGTCATTGTCCCTGTACCGATTGAGCCTCGAGTTCACGCTCGGCCATGTAGCAAAGCAGGCTGCACTCCATGCGCGGATCGACGTCACCCACGCCAATCGAGGGGTCGAGTTCGTCCAGAAAAACGCGCTCACGCGAACCTGCTGTCAGCTTCAC